CTTTGGCCGCGGCGTGGTTAGTATCGGGGCATGTTCGCAAAGCTGGTCGCAATCGAGGGCCCCGACAAGGTGGGTAAGCAGACGCAGTCACAGATGCTCACGCACGTGCTGCGTAGGTACGGCGATAGGGCCGTCCTGGTCGAGGTGCCGTTCAACGATCGGGTGACCCACCGCGTCATCTACTGGATGCTCCGCAATGGCCAGGCAAAGCGTTACCCGAACCTGTTCCAATTCGTCCAGTTCCTCAACAAGTTCGTGTTTCAGTGGACGTACCTGCTGTGGCTGCGGCTGACGTGCGCCTACGTCGTCCTCGACCGTTGGAGCCTGTCGGCGATCGTCTACGGAGACGCCACGGGCGTCAACCCGACGTTCAACCGGTTGCTGTACGGGCTGTTGGTCCGACCCGACGTCACCGTCGTCCTGCACGGATCGTCGTACAAGCGCAAGACGGTCGACGACGTCTACGAGAAGGATTCCGACCTGCAGGTCGCCGTCCGCCGCGGCTACTACGACTGGGTCCAAGATCACCCGTCAGACCATGAACTGATCGACAACCAGGGCACCAAGGACGAGGTCCACGAGCGCATCCTGAGCGCTGTCGAGGCGGCATGAAGTTCCAGATAATTGTGTCGGATCCTCCTTGGGGTTTTAACGACAACCTCAAGAAGATGAAGCGGCCCGTCAAGCGCGCCGCGTCGGCGCAGTACGGGGTGATGACACCGGCGCAGATCGCCGCCATCCCGGTCGCTGACGTTGCCGACCCGATGGGCTGCCTGCTGGCGCTGTGGGTGCCTGGCAGCATGCTGGTCCACGGCCTCGATGTGATGAGGGCCTGGGGCTTCACCCACAAGCAGGTCTTCGTCTGGGTCAAGCTGAAGAAGAAGTACCACGAGGAGCCCGACTGGAACGAGGCGACCCGCGTCGGCATGGGGAGGCTATTCCGACAGTCCCACGAGATCGCACTGATCGGCACGTCGGGCAAGTCGGTCTACCCGTGGCTGGACGATCACTCGCAGCGGTCCGTCGCCTTCGACCTCAATCCAGGTCACTCGTCGAAGCCCCCGACGCTGCAGCAGCGCCTCGACATCATGTTTCCCGATGCTGACAAGCTCGAGATGTTCGCCCGGCGCACCCGCAAGGGGTGGGTGTGCGCGGGGGATGCCATCGACGGCAAGGACATCAACCTGGCGATACAAGACCTCGCCGCGGCGTAGAATGCTGGCCATGAGCGAACACCTGATCGAGGGCCTGCACGTCGACGTCAAGGGAACCGAGCTGAAGGACCTGCTCCTCGGCAGGCTGAAGTACCACCAGGACAAGGTGGCGAACTACGAAAAGCAGCTCAACGAGCTGCGGAAGGTTGACAAGGCCCTGGCTGAGGATGCCGAGGCCATCTCGAAGTTCTCGAACGCCTCGCCGGCGCAGAGCCTCGAACAGGCCGTCAAGAAGCATAAGGACCAGACGATCTACTACCGGTTCGTCGCGGACCACATCGTCACCACGGCGACGTACCGCCTGGGCGAGCAGGAGCTGTACAGGCTCGGCATCTCGAGCGAAAGGCACTACTGATGAGCAAGTTCAAGTTCGCGGACAGCGTGTCGATGCGCCTCGTCCAGATCTTTCAGGAAGCGATCATGACGGGCGTCGACGGCGCCGACCTGCTGCGGCAGGTCGAGCTGCAGCCCGACGCGAGCGATCCCCATGTCCTGGTGCTGTCGCCCGAGTACAGGCAGCAGGTCACCGAGATGCACGCAAAGCTCGAGGCACAGGCGAAGGAATTGCAGGCGCAGCGCGGCCCCAAGTTGATACTTGGTGGCGATGGCTCTGACAGCAACTGAGTTCGTCGTCCTCAGCATCGTCCTGATCGTGTGTTGGGTCGTCGGAGGAGAGACTGATGAGCGATCGTTTGAACCGAATGTGGGATCAACAACGGGAATTTATGGTCCTGCTGCAGGAGAAGCGCAATTTCCCGCAGTTTCCGACGGACATCACGTCGAAGAAAGGACAGCAGTTCCTCAAGGACATCAGGAACCACCTGATGGAGGAACTGTTCGAGGCGGGACAGCACCTCAAGAACGCCAAGTCCCACCGCGCGACTGAGCTGCCTGAGGTCGACCGCGAGGCCTACAAGGAGGAACTGGTCGACGCCCTCCACCTGTACTTCGAACTCGTCATCGCCAGCGGCGTGTCGCTCGACGAGCTGTACGATGCCTACATGAAGAAGGGCGACGTCAACTTTGAGCGCATCCGCACTGGCTACTAAAAAAGTTGAATTAGGGCCTGTTCAAGGCCTGAGCGGTGTTTATCATAGTCCTTGCCTGGACCTGCACCAGGTCAAGAAGGGAGTGGAAGCACCATGCTTACCAAGTACATTGATGCCATGTCAAAGCGAGATCCGTTCGATAGCCTGTGGCGTGTTGGAACGCGTCGTGACATCACTCACGACATCTTCGGAGACCTGTTCAAGGACACCCAGTGGCCTAACGGGTTCGGAACGTCGACGCGCAGCTATCGCTGCGAGACGAACGACGCCGAGATGATCGCATCGTTCGATTTGCCGGGCGTCAAGCCTGGCGACGTCGAGATCGATGCTGTCGACCAGCGGTTGACCATCACGTACACGCTGCGCGGCAAAAAGCACTCGCAGGAGTACGACGTCAATAACGACTACGATGCGTCGGCGGCACAGGCTCGCCTCGAACATGGAGTCCTCGAGATACGGTTCCCGAGGATCACACGGACCAAAGGCAAGAAAATCGCCATCGAAGTGAAGTGAAAATGCGGGGCCGAAAGGCCCCGCAACCATTTTGATGTAAGGTGAGCGCACGTGTGGTAGGGTCAAACCACCATGCACTTCGACGTAGAGAGGCGAACCATCTTCTTGACCCGGCACGGGTCCCACGCCTACGGGCTCAACGTACCGACCTCTGACGAGGACTTCAAGGGCATCTGCATCAAGCCCAAGGAATGCTACTTCGGCTTCACCCGGACGTTCGAGCAGCACGAGCACATGGGCTCGAAGAGCGATGGCATCGACAAGGTCGTCTACTCGCTCGACAAGTTTGCCAGACTGGCGGCCGACTGCAACCCGAACATCATCGAGGTGCTGCACGTCGCCGACAAGGACGTGCTCGTCTGCGACGAGTTCGGCGAGCAGCTCCGCGCCATTCGGAACGACTTCCTGTCAAAGAAGGCGAAGTTCACCTTCTCGGGCTACGCCCATGCGCAGCTCAACCGCATCAAGACGCACCGATCGTGGCTGCTCAACCCGCCCAAGGCGGCGCCGTCCCGCAAGGACTTTCACCTGTCAGAGACGACCAAGGTGTCGCAGTCGGAACTGGGCGCCTTCGAGGCGGCTGTCCGCGACGGCATCGAGATCGAGCTGCCGAAGGACGTACTGACGCTATTCACGCGTGAGAAGCAGTACCAGGCGGCCAAGACGCACTACGACCAGTACCTCAACTGGGTCAAGACCCGCAACCCGGCCCGTGCCGAGCTCGAGGCCAAGTTCGGTTATGACACCAAGCACGGCATGCACCTCCTCCGCCTCCAACGGATGGCGAAGGAGATCCTGACCGACCACGTCGTCTACGTCGACAGGCAGGCGCGAGGGGACCGCGAGGAACTGCTCGACGTCAGGTTCGGCAGGCGCTCGTACGAGTCGCTCATCGACGAGGCTGAGCGCCTGGAGGCGGAGTGCGAGGGACTGTACAAGACGTCGACGCTGCGCAAGGAGCCCGACCGGGTCCGGCTCGATGACCTCGTCATCGGTATGACCGAACGTTACCTCCAAAAGCATGGATGAACCTGGGCGGGTGCAAACCCGTCCCGGTCCATGGTAAGGTCTGGTCACGATGGGTCGGTGCGACGGTTGTTGCCAGGAGAATTGCGGTTACACGCACTGCCCGTGCGACTGTCACACCGAAGAGGACAGGAAGTCAATGATGAAGCCCGCTGAATCGGCAACGTACACGCTCTACGCCGTCGCCGACAGCCACGACCTGGCGAAGGCGCGGTGGTACCGTACCTACTCGCAGTCGAGGTCGAGTGGTTGGGTCAAGGACTTCAACGACGCCAAGATCTGGACGAAGAAGGGTCCGGCGCAGGGCAAGTGCACGTCGCTGGGCCCGAGCGTGTACCTGGTCGAGTTCGTGGCATCGCGTGTCAACGTCATCGACCAGCGGGAGCGCCTGCGGCAGCTCGCGGAAAAGAAACGTCTCGAGGAGGAACGTCGGCGACATTCGGCAGCCGAGCGCGAGCTCGCCGAGGCCGAGCGGGCCCTCAAGGCCGCACAGGACAAGGTCAACAAGCTGAAGGGTGGACGGGTTCACCCGCCGCAGTGTGGCTGCAAGTCGTGCATGGGAATGTGAGGAATAGATGCGAACGTTGATGATCTTCAAGGGACTCCCGGGCTGCGGCAAGTCGACCGAGGCGGCGGCGCTGATCAAGCGTGAGCCCAAGCGGTGGATCCGCATCAACCGCGACGACCTCCGCGGCATGGCCGTCGGGCCGGGCAACAACCCGCACGCCCGTGACAATGATCGCGAGGAATTGGTCCGCTCGATGAAGGAGGCGCTGATGCGCCAGGCCTTCGACGCGGGCTACGACGTCATCCTCGATGACACGCACCTGGTGCCGATGACGGTGAAGAAGCTGCACGCCGCTGCGGCAGCCTACGGCGACGTCACCGTCATCGAGAAGAGCTTCAATGTCGACGTCGAGACGTGCATTGCGCGGGACTCGAAGCGCACCGGTTTCGCCCACGTCGGCGACAAGATCATCAAGGACATGGCCCGGGGTGCAGGCATCGACAAGGGCCGGAAGCTGTCCGACAAGCAGGCGTACTACGAGCCGCGACCCGATTCGTTCCGCGTCGTCGCGCAGGACGAGTCGCTACCCAAAGCCATCATGTGCGACCTCGACGGCACGCTGGCCATCGTCGGCGACAGGACGCCGTACGACGCGACCGACTGCGATGTCATTGACCTGCCCAACTGGCCGGTGATCCGGTGTGTCATGGCAATGTACGCCCAGGGCGTCAAGATCTTGTTCATGAGCGGCCGCGACATGAAGTACCGGCCCGAGACCGAGCGCTTCATCGAGAAGTACTGCGTGAAGCCCTATACCAGCAACGGCGATGCCGAACAGTACGGCTACGTTCACAAGCCGGAGCCCATCCCATACGAGCTGCACATGCGCGGCGAGACGGCGCCCGATCCCGACAAGATGGACATGCGCAAGGACAGCATCATCAAGCAGGAGCTGTTCGACAAGTACGTTGCCGGCAAGTACCACGTGCTGTTCGTGCTCGACGATCGAAACCAGGTCGTCGACTTCTGGCGCAGCATCGGCCTGACGTGTTTTCAAGTGGCCCCTGGTGCATTCTAGACGGTACATCCTGTCAGGCCTGGAATACGGCGAGCTGCTGCTCCAATCGAGGGGCCACTACCTGCGAGGTGGGCCGCGAGAAAAACACTTCAACCTGCTGAAGCAGTGGGCAGCCTGTCACCAGGAGGCGTTCTACTGTGCCCTTGGGTCGCGGTACGTGATGTACGGCGAGTGGCTGTACGCCAAGCACACGTTCTTCTATGACGCACTGCCTCACTATTTCATGGAGTTCGACGTGTTCGACACGCAGACCTCCGAGTTCCTCAACACGCCGCGCCGACGGGCGCTGCTGGCGCGGTGTCCGGTGGTGCCGGTGTTGGTCCTCCACGAGGGACCCGTCACGTCGGTGGCAGCGCTGGCGAAGATGATCACGTGCTCCAACTTCATCACTGACAAGCGCGAGATGAACCTGAAGGTGGCGTCAACCTTCGCCGGCGTCGATCCTGCAGAGGCCCGGCAGCACACCGACATGTCGCCCGACATGGAAGGCCTCTACGTCAAGGTCGAGGAAGGTGGCCAGGTGACGGGCAGATACAAGTACGTCAGGCAGTCGTTCACCAACGCGATCCTGGACCAGGATGAGCACTGGCACTCCCGGCCGATCATCGCGAACGTGCTGGCGAACGAGGCTTTCGAAAGGATGTTTCTCACATGAGCAAGAAGCCGGAATACGAGTTCGACCCGTCGGGGACCATCGCCATGTTCATCGCCGCGGCACTGCAGCACCCCAATCCACCGTGCAACAGCAAGCGGCGCCGGGTGTCGACGATCGCCGTCAGCCAGCACAAGAACAAGTTCGACCAGGTCGTCGTCTACTGCACCCTGGCCGAGACCAACGAGGTGTCGGAGGCGTGGGCCGAGCAGGGCGGCGCCGGCGATCCTCCCGCGGAATTTGTCGACAAGTGCCTGTACAGCGATGCGGTGCTGTACCGCAAGGCCTACCGCAAGATGTTGTTCCTGGCGCCGCAGTTCCGCGACATGACGCTGGCCCGGCCCGACTATGGCTACCTGCTGTTCAACACCAAGGACGAGCTCGATGCCTGGCTGGCTCACAAGAGCGAATATGCGAAGGAACCCAACGGCGAGCACCCGGGCCTGCTGAAGCGGTGGCATGCCGCCGATCCCGCCGAACTGCGATCCAAGCTGCACAAGGTCTACGACTCGCGGTGGTGAAACAGGTCCACCCGGGTGGGTTACAGTCTCGCCATGGGCAAGTACGCTTGGGCCACAGACATTCACCTCGACCACATCGACATCGATGAGAGGTTGGTCGACTTCGCCAAGTCGCTGGTCGCGACGGAGCCGCCTGGCGTCTTCATCACGGGCGACATTTCCAATGCTCAGCGGCTGGTCTACCACCTGTCGGTCATCGAGCGCGTCGTCCAGCGCCCGGTCTTCTTCGTGCTGGGCAACCACGACTACTACGGCGGTGAGATCGACGTCGTCCGTAAGTCGATGCGAGATCTGTCGAACATGTCGCAGTACCTGAAGTACCTGCCGCTAAGCTCGTACGTGGCGTTGACGCCGTCGACCGCCCTGGTGGGTCACGACGGCTGGTACGACGCCTACCACGGCGACGCCGACAGGTCCAGGTTCACGATGAACGATTGGGTGATGATCAAGGACTTCGTCCCGCACTCGGGCGGTGGCAAGTACATGCGGACGATGGGCGCCATCAAGGACCGCGCCGCGCTCGTCGCCCACGCCAGGAAGCTAGCCCACGAAGGCGTTATGCACGTGCACAACGGCATCAAGTCGGCGGCACGCTATCACAAGAACATCGTGGTGATGACGCACTACCCGCCGTTCAAGGAATCGCACGTCTACGGCGGCCGCGTAGGCGACGACGAGGCCCAGCCCTGGTTCACATCGAAGATGATGGGCGACATGCTGCTCGACGCCGCCAAGGCGTACCCAGGCGTCAATTTCACGGTGCTGGCGGGCCACACGCACGGGCGCTATGATGGAAAACCTGTATCGAATCTTGAAGTGCATGTTGGAGGAGCGGACTATGGTCGTCCTCAATTGGCGGGTCTCATCGAAGTCCTCTGATGTTTTTCGTCTACGTTGATTGGACGACAGAAGATCACCCTCGTCCCTTCTACGTTGGGAAGGGCGTCGAACGTCGTGTCAGAAGGATGAGACGGAATCAATTGCATCAACGAATCGTCGAAAAATACGGCCAACGACGCGTAGTCGTATTGGCAACTGACAACGAAGACGAGGCCTTTGCGCTTGAACAGAAGTTGATCGTGGAATACAAAACGTTCATGAATGGTGACGATTGTTGGTGGGGCGCAAATTTGACGTTGGGTGGTGAAGGTTCAACAGGTCGAATTCAGACGTCTGAAGAACGTCAAAAGCACAGTCAAGCGTTGATGGGGATCAAGCGAAGCGACTCGACGAAGACGTTGTTGAGTCAGGCGGCATCGGGTGAGAAGAATCCCAATTTCAACAAGCAGTACACTCATGATGAAAGCGAAAGTTGAGTCAAGCTCAACCAACCCGCGTTCAGATCCAACAATTCACGTTAGATGGCAACTTGATTGCAACGTGGCCTGCGATTCGTGATGCGGCACGAGAATTGAACCTGAACGCCAGCCACATTTCGGCATGTTGTCGAGGTAAGAGAAATCAAGTTGGCGGGTTTACGTGGAGATATCTGTGAGCGGCCTCACCGGCGTCGCGGCGCACGTCCAGTTTGAGGACGGCCATGCCATCCGCGCCGACTGCACGTCGGAACTCGTCATGCTCGGCGTGTTGCAGCTGATCAGCGAGCCGCCGTACGAAGATGCGGGCCAAGCTCCGCTCATCATCGCAGACCCACCGTACGGAAACATCATCGACGAGGAGTGGGACCGCGTCAATGACAGCGATGAGCTGTTCTCATCCTGGATGATCAGGTGGACCCGTGGCTGGACGCAGCACTGCCTCGCTCCCGGCGGTGCCTTCTATGTCTGGGGTGGCGTTGGTCGACCCGGCTTTCGCCCGTTCCTGCGCTACCTGTCCGAGGTTGAGCAGCCGGGTACGTTCGAATTGGCAAACCTGATCACCTGGTCGAAGAAGCGCGCCTACGGCGTCCAGAACAACTACCTGTGGACCCGCGAGGAGTGTGCCTACTTCGTCCGCGGCGATGCCAAGAGGCCTCGCTGCTTCAACGTACCGCTGCTGGAGACGAAGCGCGGCTACGCGGGCTACAACTCCAAGTACCCGGCCAAGAGCGAGTTCTACCGCCGCACCAACGTCTGGACCGACATCAACGAGATCTTCCGGGGCAAGCTGCACCCGACGCAGAAGCAGCAGCGGCTGCACGAGGTGATGATCGAGGTTCACACGCAGCCTGGCGAGTGGGTCATCGACCCGTTCGCCGGCGCCGGCACCACGGCCTTCGCCTGCAGGAAGTTGGGCCGCAGGTTCGTCGTCATTGAAAATGATCCGATATACTTCGATGACATGGTGAACAGGCTGCGTGTAAACGGGCCGCTGTCCGAGGTAGGTTCGAGCCATGAATGAGCACACTCATGACCACGATCACGAACAAGGCGACGACAAGGAGAAGGAAGTCGAGCAGCTGAAGCACTGGCTCGAGCACTTCGCCCGCATCTACAAGTTCGCCACGTTTCGCAAGGAGCGGTGCGAGGAGTTGATGCGCCGGCGGTCGGCCAAGAAGTGGAAGCCCGAGAAGGTGGCCCGCATGGCCCGGCGCCTGATGACGGCGAACAAGGAGATCGAGCAGTCGGAGAGCGCGCTCGACCAGTGCACTCACCGGTTGTCGCAGTTGGGCGTCGAGGTCGACATCGTGTCGAGGGCGTCGGAGTCGACGCGAGCGGCGTGAGCAGCCATGTCAAGGAATTCCTCCTGGCGAGGAAGCGTGACCTCGAGGAGCATCGGCGAGTGAACCGGGTCTGCCACCGCGAGGCGCTCGACGTCCTCCAAACGCTAGCTGACGCCTCGATCGACCTCATCTACACCGACCCGCCGTTCGGCACCCAAACGTACCAGAAGCTTGATCGTCAGCGTGGTGGTCAGCTCGTTTCCAGCGTCGGCTATCTCGACAGGTTCGACGATTACATGGGTTTCATGCGTCCGCACCTCGTCGAGATGCGACGGGTGCTGAAGCCGTCGGGCACGCTGTACCTGCACCTGGACTTTAGGTGGTCGCACTACGTCAAGGTCGCCCTCGACGAGGTGTTTGGCCGTGACTGCTTCCTGAATGAGGTGGTGTGGGCCTACGACTTCGGCGGGCGCGGCCGGTGCAGTTGGCCCAGAAAGCACGACAACATCCTCGTCTACGTCAGGGAGCCGGGCCAACACGTCTTCAATTGGGACGACATTGATCGCCTGCCTTATGCTGCGCCCGAAATGCAGCGGGTGGGACGTAATGTCGATGAAGTTGAACGACGTATCGCTACCGGTAAAGTCCCAACCGACGTTTGGCTCATGAGTATTGTTGGAACCAATTCTCGAGAACGAACGGGCTATCCCAATCAAAAACCACAAAAGCTCGTTGAACGCATCGTGCTTGCCTCGAGTCCGCCCGGGGGCCTAGTGCTTGACGTTTTTGCAGGATCAGGAACGACTGGCGCAGCTGCTTACAAGCACGGTCGACAATTTGTTCTTGCTGACATCAGTCCATGGGCACTTGAGACAATGCGCAAGCGCTTTGAGAGAATTGACGTGGAGTGGATATTGTAAACTTGTACGTCATAGGCGACTGACATTTATTTTAACCAGAACATCAAAATCGATTGGATCAAAATGTGAACATCGCGGTGGATGTGCCCCTATCTAGAATCAGGGGTTCCTTTTGCGGACGCTACGACGGGTGATTGCATCACTGTTCGCCTGCATCCTACTAGCAATAGGATGCGGAGTTCACCAGTGCCCGGTCCCGCCCAGGTTGTCGCCGCAGGGTAAGGCCATCGTCGACGTTCGCGTCTACATTGTCAACGAATTTTCGGAACGCGAGAAGGCCAACATCGTCAACGGTATCCTACTGTGGGAGCGGGCGACCAACGGCCTCGTCGTCTGGCACCTGTTGGACTACGATCCCAATGTCGCGCCGCCCAAGCCCAGGGGCCGGTCCGGCAATGTCGAGGAACGCGCCGTCCTGTTCCGCCGGGCGGTGTCGACAGACGAGTGGGTCGTGAAATGGGACGAGGACCATAAGCCCAAGACGCTGCTGGGCCTGTGCCAGGGCAACTCGCTCGAGGAACTGACGTGGCTGTGGCTGGTCGAGAACAGGCTGACGACGCCCGAGGCGCAGACGATCGTCGCCGCCCACGAGTTCGGCCACGCCATCGGCCTGGACCACATCGACGACAAGCGGTCGGTGCTCAGCGAGTTCTACAGCAAGGAAACGAAGTGCCTGACGGTGCACGACCTCCAGGAATTCTGCAAGAAGCACCACTGCGACCCGAACATGGGCATCGCGACCTGCCTGCTCGAGTGACCCTGAACAATTCGCAGGTCGAAGGTAGTGTTGGCCATGGTCCCGCCGGTTGAGATTTCTCCTGAGGCCCTCGAGAGGGTCAAGGAACGGCTCGCACAGTGCGCGGGCGGGAGCCTGCGCCTGGGCATCCGGGGCGGGGGCTGCTCGGGCTTCAGCTACGTGCTGCAGTTCGACGACGGTGAGCCTACCGCACGCGACGTCAGTTGGGAGCTCGACGGCACCCGGGTCATCGTCGACAGGAAGAGCCTGCTGTACCTGTCGGGCAGCCGCCTGGCGTGGAAGAAGACGCTGATGTCGACCGGCTTCGAGTTCGAAAATCCCCACGAGGCGTCGAGGTGCGGCTGCGGGCATTCATTCAACGTCAAGTAATGTATCCTGCGTCGACCTAGTTATAGATTGATCCACACGAGGGTTTCTCCCATGCACCGGGCTCTGCTTCTTAATTCAGACTTCACACCGCTGCACTTCATCAGTGACTTCGACGCCATCACCCTGTTCTACAAGGGCCGCGCCGAAGTCATCGACGGCATGGACGGCAGGAAGTCCGAGTGGGACGAGACGTTCAACTCGCCGTCGACCAACATCCGGGTCCCGGCGACGATGAGGCTGCTCAAGCGCGTCAACAAGAAGTGGAAGCCGCCGCGCTTCCGCAAGAAGGTGCTGTTCAACCGCGACGGTTGGAGGTGCCAGTTCTGCTCAGTGAAGCTGAACTGGGACAACATCACCATTGACCATGTGCTGCCCAGCTCACGCGGCGGCCAGACGTCGTGGCTCAACTGCGTCACCGCCTGCAAGCCGTGTAACAAGCGCAAGGCAAACCGCACGCCCGAAGAGGCAGGCATGAGGCTGCTGCAGAAGCCGGCGAACCCGAGCTCACTGCACTTCTGGGATGCCCTGAAGTCGAGCGTGTGGCACAAGGACTGGGATGTTTATCTTCCTCAGGGATCTTGAGCGTAACGCCACCTGAAGCCTCGGGTGGATTCACGCTTGCCCCGACAACATAGGCCGATCTTGGTTGGGTCCGGGTGTTCTGTTGTTCGTGCCGCGTCCTTGATTGAGGGATAGATCGCGACGAAGGTGCCGTCGAGCGTCAACTGCTCGACGGCACGTCGTCTACTATTGACACGGATCCTCTCACGAGCATCATTAGTGTGGTGTTTACCCCACATCGGGTGTCGTTGACCGCGGTTTAGCTCGCTGAGCAATTGACGAGTCGATGTCGAGTGCTTGCGACCCTTCATTGCATTGTTGGTGATGGCAACGTTGTAACCGTGTTCGTTGACCAGCGTGTGCAACGCAGCGATCCAACGGGTTTCAGCCAGTTCGAGCTCCTCGAGCGTCTGACAGTCCTGAAGCTTGACAATGGTGAAGGCGTCAGTGCCGTACTTCTTGATGGCGTCATGAACGATCTGGTGCCTGCGGCGGTTGGTCCCTCTGATGTGTTCTTTGAAGCGCTGTTCCAGGCCGCGCGTCGTGGCGCCCACGTATCGCTTACCGTTGATGATGTTCGTGATCAGGTAGACCAACACTTACCTATTCTATTCTCGATGAGGGTGACCGTTGGTGAACTGCGGCGACTGATCCGTGAGGGCCTGGGTGGGTCACACCCGAGTGAGGCCTATGACAAGGACCTCGCGGACGATCCCGTACTCAAGAGGCAGAGCGTCCTGGTGCCCGATGACATCAAGCGTGCGATCAGGAAGTGGTCCAGGGCCATGGGCCTGACGCGCAGGAGGAAGAAACGCTCGCGTAGCGCCAAGTAAAACCACCCGCGGTTTGAAGTTTGCCTTGACAGCAGGCGATGATGCTTGAGTGATGAACGCCTGTTGCTCTTGATGCGTAGTTGATTGAATCGAACGTGTTGAGCAACACGCCGGTTGAGGTCATTTGATCAACTTTACGTCTACGTGGTTGGTTGAACTTCATGCGTTGTCGAGCGTCATCTGACGGTGTTCGACCCTTATTAGAACGGTGTAGGCGTTCAAGAGCAGTGCGTTGAGAGCTTGACGTATTCTTTCTAGCCAGGCTGATTTTCTGACGTGTTACGTTAGAGCGTTGTTGACCACGATTTACATCAGCAATTCGTCTGACAGCATCAGGTTCAACGATTCGTCCTTTACGAGAGTCACTCATTCGCTGTCGGGCTTCTTGTGAGTGTTTGAAGCCCGACGTACCGTCGCCGCCTTGGGTGAAGTTACAACCGTGCTCAGTCATGAACGTATTGTGTTCATGAATGAGCTCACGCTCTCTATTCAGAGCCGCAGTTTCATCGTGTGGTTCGTGTGCAGCCACGACGACCCTTTTGGTGCCGTGTTTCCTCGCGATGTTGCCGTGCTTGATATTTCGTTGCCGACGTGATCCGACCCGGTACAAATTGCCTTTACCAACGTAAAAAGGTTCACCAGTATCGAGCGTGTAATCGACGTAGTTGTAGAACAAATCACCGCGACGTTCGAATCCGTTCCAATCGAGTACTATCTCCAGGAGCATTCGTACCACCATACTTATGGCCATGAGCACCTTGACGGTCAAGAAACTTCAAGAGCTTGTCAAGAAAACACTCGACGAGGAACGTGCGATCGAGTCGCTGCGGACCGAGGTCAACCGCGTGCTGGGCCCGGCAGTCATCGCCGAAGGCCGCGCCGAACAGGTCGCTGAAGCGGCCAACAATCGAATCGACGTTTTGGAACGGACCGGGCGCTCGTCGCGTCTGTTCTTCGAGCCGTCGGTCATGGTCCGTTGGCTGGACCACACCAGCCCGGAGGTCAGGAAGTTCGCCGCCCGCGTGGTGCCCGAAAAGTTCCTGGTGAAGATGGTCAACGACAGGTCAGACATCGTCCGGGCCGCGGTCGCCCGCAGGCTGCCCATCGGGGCCGTCAGCGAGATGCTGAAGCGGTTTCCCAAGGACGACCAGGTCCGCGTCATCTACAAGCAGAAGCGCCTGGCCGAAGCGGGCGTCAAGCAGCCCGAGGAACAACCGCTGGGCCACGATCCCGTCGAGGCTGCCGAACGCTTGGGCGATTCGGTGAAGCAGGACGAGGGTTCTGACCTCAGCGAGGTGTGGTACCGCGAACGTGCCATCAAGTTCATGCAGGACTACGGCGGCAACATCGAGGACACTTGGGAAGAGATCACCGCCAGGCGCTACTGCGCTAGCGTCAAGGCAACAGCCGGTGTCGAGATCGATGAAGCAAAGCTGCTGAAGGCCATCAAGGACCTGATCAAGGAGCGCGAGGACCGAGCGCTGGAGCGCTCGGCGCTCAAGGAGACGTTGGCCTGGCTCAGGGAGCAAGAGGAGCGTGAGCTGCTGCAGGAATCGGCGATGCCCATCATTGACACCGACGTGGATCCGGTCCGCGAGCTCGTCGAGGGCAACCTGACGCCGACGACGTTCCTCAGCAAGGCAAACAGGCTGTTCCAGGTCAAGGAAGCGACGGTACCGCCCGGCATCCGCAAGCACCGCTTGGGAGAGCGCAGCTCCAAGCAGGAGACGATCCCCGTCGTGGGTCGCCTTCCCCACGCCCAGGGCTTCCGCGGCGTGGACGAACGGGCACTCGACATGTACTGCAGGCACTGGAACGATCGCCAGCAGCTGCGGGGCGAGCCGCTGAAGCTCGAGTGGTCCAACCACCCGGATGAGATCGGCAAGGTCTCCTTCAACGTCATCTTGAGGTGAGGCCATGGCCAAGAGGCGACTGATCGAGACGCTCGAGGTGCAGATTGCGGTTCCTGATCCAGGCTTCGGCGTTGCCATCGAGAACATGCTGGCCCAATGGGGCGGCGTTAGGTACGCTGAGCTCAGCGTGCTGCTGGTGCAGCTCAGGTTCCTGGCGGTGGTCCACCAGACCCACCACTGGACGGCGAAGGGCGATCCCTTCTACGGCGACCACCTGCTGTACGAGAGGCTCTACAACGGCGTCGTCGCTGACGTCGATACGCTCGCTGAAAAGGCGGTCGGCCTGGGCGGCAACGACAATGTCAACCTACCGCTGCAGTTGTTGCAGCTGAACCAGTTGGCCCAAAGCTACGGCATGGCGTCGACGATCCCACAGACGACTGACCTGGCCAAGCGTTCGATGGCCGCTGAGATTGGCTTCCTGCGCTGCGCGGCTCACTGTGCCTGCTCGCTCAAGGAGGCGGGTTTGATGACGCGAGGTCTCGACAACATGTTGCAGGGCATCGAAGACAAGCACGAGGGCCACGTTTACTTGTTGAAGCAGCGCAGCTGCCCGGGGATGTGATGGCAGTACACTACGCTCCGATCCGCGGCATGGGTTCACGTTGCAAATTGCCTGGGCCAACGACGGCCTCGAAGGGCGACGTCACGTGCAAGAAGTGCCTGGCGCTGATGGACCGCGATAGACGCCGCGAAGTCGACATTCCCGAGGGCAAAAAGCTCCGTGTGACGATGGGCATGGTCAGGCAGTTGATCCGCGAGGCCGACTTCGTCGAGAAGCCGACCGCCGAGCTCGAACGAATCATCGCGGCGATGCAGCCCGACGAGGAGTCGCAGGAGGACTACGTCGACATCGACACTGGCGAGATTGTCTTGGAAAAGGGCAAGAAGGCGCGGACGTCGCCGTTCCACCCGCAGTACACCATCGATCATCAGGAACACCGCAAGGCGGACGCTGCGGCCTGGGTTGCCCAAAAGGCGCAGTGGGCCAAGGAAGACGAGGAGTGGGAGGCCGAGAAGGAACGCTCCCGCAACGAGGCACAGGTCGCCTTCGACGCTGCCATCCGCGAGTACGCCGGCAACTGGACCGACTGGCGCCAGAGCATGGGCCACGAGGAAGACTATGGCACCGACGAGCAATCAGTCGCCATGGATGCTGCCGCAGGCTTCTTTCACCAGTTCCCGGAGTGGAAGCGGTGGGCGGTCGAACTCGGCATGAAGAAGGAAGACATCCAAAGCGCCGTCGCCGACTTCGTCTACGAGGCCATCATCACTGGCCGCGTCGACTTCTGAGGCACCGTGAAGATCCGCCTCGACGACCTGCGTCAACTGATCCGTGAGGCCGTGACAGGCACGGTCTGGCGTGGAATGACCAACGTTTCTGTACGGGACCTGGCGAAGTTGATCAGGACCTAACCTGAACATGTGGGTCATGTCGTCATTAACAAGCCCGTGCCGTTGTTCAAGATGGGATGGTAGTCGGAGCGCAAGGGTCTGGCGATGGCATACGCATCGACGGACCCGATCAG